AGTCCCATGATGTGTACGGGAAGGGTTAGGCTGCTACAGCGTAATCCATACCTACGAATGCCATAAGGTCATTGTAAGTCATAGTTGACTTTTCGTCATTTATTGTTTCGATACGATATTAAGAGATAGTATCATTTCTCTACTTGTGGTACTACCATTCGCATGGCAATCAATACCAAACATCCCCATATTTTAAAGAACTATTTTATATTTTGTACAAATGAAACAAACTCTTTTAGTTTTTCTACATTTATACTTTTTCTAAACTTCGGTTTCCAAATTGGTTTCTTCGGACTTCTTTTACCATCCAAAAGATAAAACACTTTATCAATGTTTCCTTCATCCATATAATAATTATATGCTTCACTACCAACTGCATCTTCCAATGCCAAAATAAATGTTTTAGGTTTTTCGTCTACTCCGTTTTTAATCCTTCCAAAGTCGGAACTTGCCCTTTCCATAAAACATCTATCCAAATACGCCTTACATTCACATAATCCAACCAATTTTTCAGTATATAAATGTCTATCTACCTGAAATTTTAGTACATATCCATTTTTTGATGTGGAATTTACAAAGTCATTTTTCTTCGATTTTCCACCCTTTTCGGTTTTCCATATTAAGTCAAGTAACAATTCTACCGAATCTTTCATTGTAGAACGTACCATCCCCATTTTACCTTTTTTACCCCATTGGGTAGCTTCATTGAGTTTTTGTTCGTAAAAATCAATGTACCTTTGAATATTTTTGTTTGGCATATCCAAATATACGAAAACTTTTCCAAACTACCAAATAAATCTGAAAATATTTTTTAACTCATTGATAATCAATGGGTTATATATTAAGATATTTTATCATTAAATATTGATAATAGTGTATTTATTAGCTTTTTATTGGACTCTCCTGATAAATGTTCATCTTCCGGACCACCAATAATATCTATAAGACGCATTTTATGTTTTATTGCATAATCTTCAAAATACCAAAATTCATCAAATTTATGAAATCCTAATTTTTCAAATCTATCTTCAAAAATTGGTTTTTTTTCTTCAAACTCTTTTTTTGAATTTTTTGTTTCTACGTTGTTTATCCCAGCCCACAAATACCAATTATATTTTATACCAAAATCATCCATTAATTTTTTAATAATTTGGCATTCCATTAATAATTCTTCTAGTCTGTTTTGTTCATTAAAAAAATATGTTAGCCAATCTGTATAAAATTGGTTATAGATTACATTACATTCACCATTTTCCGTACCAAATGGTTGATTCATAATATTTGTAGAATGAAATGGAATATACTTTCCTTCTAAATCAGAAAAAAAATTTGCTCTATTGAAATAGGTAAATTGTATGTTAAAATATACGTTTCTAACACTTTGCGTAAAACCATTTGTTAGTTTGTATATTTGAGATTTTAAATCTCTAATTATTTTATCGTTTGAATTTCCCCCAAAACAAAAAGCATGTACAAAATGCTCTGGTATTTCACGCCTAAAATCTGTTTGAAAATTTGCAGTGTGTGAACATCCAAATAAGTAAAAATCGTAACTTTTTGATAATCTCATTAAATTATTCTTCTACCTCAACCCAATTATCTGGTTGAATAAGATATTTAACAGCGTGTCCTTCTTCGGTTACTTCAGCCAAATCAACTTGATTAGCATCAATCCAAGATTGAGCATCTTCAAGTGTTAAACCTACTAACCCATCAAGTGGTTTGCTACCATCTACTGTTACATCTACAATGCAATACTGTCCTTGTGCCATTTTTTATTTTTTATTTCTTAAAAAATTATTCTTCTACAACCTCTTGAACCTCTAATACGGTATATCTTTTAGTGATTTCTACACCATCTTCCAATATGATTGCTACTTCTAAATCTTCTTGATTTGCAGCTATAAAAGCATCGGCAGCTTCTTTGGTTATCATACTAGCTGAATCTTCAAATTTAACTACTGAATCTTCTGCTGGTGCCTTTGCATCTACAATAAAATAATATTTTTCCATTTTGTTTTACAATAAATATAAGATAATCGTATAAAACGTAGATTTACCTTCCCACCCATACGAATTATAATCAACCACTTCTACCCCAAATTTTGAATTAGATAACATACGAATATCATCTTCCGTAACCCCATCACAATTTTCAATCAATACAATCTTACCACCTGGATTTAAATAATCTCCAACTTGTTCAAAGAATTTTTTGTGAAATGCCATATCTAAATCCAATGATATTAATTGTTCCTCATCACTTCTATATCCTCCAGGTCTTTCCGTTTTAAAATGTGGTGGATTGGATACAATCGTATCAAATTTATGAACCTTATCAATTGAGTCAAAACAATCGGAATGTATATATTGTACATTAGCGAATTTATTATATTGGTTGGTTTTTTGTATAAAAGATGCAACATCTAAATTAATATCTGATAAAATTAATTTGCTTGCTTTATTTCGTTTTAATAATGTGTAACCTATAAATCCAGGGCCTGAACATATTTCTAATACTTTTCCCGAATCTTTGATTCTTTCCAAAATGTCCGGTTTAGTAATCGCATTATAACCAAAAGTAGTTCCACCACCATCAAATTTTTTATCGTAAAAAACACAAAGATTTCCAATATTAAATTCATCCATATGCATATATTCTAATGTTTCGTACTTAAAATTATTGAAAAAATTTGGTATTTCCAAATCTACTTTTCTTTTTTCATTATAAGAAATATTTTTTAGTAAATTTACATTGTGTTGAAATACCTCATACATTTCATTCCACATTAATAATTTTTCTTCTTGTGTTTTTTTATTTAATTCTAAAATTAAAGTTTTTATTTTTAGTATTCTTTCTCCATAATCTTCAATATCATCATATGACTCATCCCACCATTTATCAAATGTTTGGAATCCTAATTCTTTCAACCGCTTTAATAACCCCATATTACCATATGCTATAAATGGTCTTGGAAATGAAAGAGCTCTACCCATTTTTGACATAAAATCCATACGAATTTTTGTTCCTGTATAAAAGTTATCCGATACAGTCTCTGTAATCAAATGTAGAAAGCATTTCTCTAATTTATCAGCTGCGAGATTCCATATTCCGAACAAATCCAATCTTACATCTAAAAAACCATCTCCAAAATTAGAAGATTCATTAAAAGACCAATAGGACTTTTCCCAAAAGTTCATCTCTGTCCATAAATTTTTTACTAATATTCTGTGTTTGGCGGACATATTACCATTACAAGTAAAAATATCTCTTTCAAATCCATTAGGTTGATTAATTTTTCTATTAATATAATTTTGTAAACAATTTGTTGTATCAAAGTGAAACCTATATGTGAGATGTTTCCAACCAAATTGTTCTCTTATCCAATTATCAAATTCATCACCATAAGAATCGGTTATTAAGTAAACATCAAATCCTTTTAAACTTTCAGATACCCACTTATAAGATTGTATATATTTGTTTGCGATGGATGGCATCCCTGCATTTGATAGGGGTTCGGATGATTGATTGATAACGATTTTATACTCTTTGTAGTGTTTTTGTTTCGATAACCAACTTATAAATTCAGCACCCCACCTATCGAATGTATTGACGCTTTGGCCTTGCATAAAAACGCCATAACTTATTACTATAACCTTGTCTGCATGATTTACTTTAGCAGCCAGTTTATCAATCCCTTTCATTGTAATCCCATTTTGTTTCGGATGGTCTCCATTTTTCGTGGTCTTCGCATCTCCAAATTTCAGTTGAATATCTAAAATAAGGAGCGGCCTTTAAATCCGTTCCGCGTGATGGTTGAAACCAACGTAAACGATTATTTGGTTGTGCGCAGAATTGACCATTATCTAATTTACAAATATTAAATGATTTGTGTTCGTTTGGAGTTTCAGACCAACCCGTATCCACTTCATTCGGCTCAGAATGTGTTGTATCAATAGTAAAGAGATATTCACCCTCTACTTCCGAACGGTCTTTCATTGTACAAATCGTTTTACAACCCCTTAAAACCCTTTTCTCTATTACGGAAATATTATATGATAGATTATCCCAAAGTTGTAAGAAATCCAAAGGAAACACCTTATCTTTTGCTTCCAGAGTCCTCCAACGAAATGCATGTATTGGTAACTTATCGTACACTGCTCCAAATCGGTCTATATAGGTTTCAAATAGTAGAGCACGATTTGGGATAGATTTCACAGTTACCCAATGGCCCCTTTCCCATTCACCTTCACCCATTACTTTGCCCGTATCATCCGTTTGCCAATCGTATAGGAAGCGCTTATCAATGAGCACTTCTATCGGTGGTATGTTTGCAATTAGGTAACTCATACTATCAAAAAATTTTTGTCAAAACGACACTTCCCCCAGCCCCCTATTTTTTGTGTTCTGATGGTTCACAAATTTTTTCTAATTGTTCCCACTTATATTGTGGCTTCTGATTTAAAAATACAAAACATTTCCATTTACCTGATTTTTCAAAGTAAATGTGTTTTTCTAAATAAGATGGGATTGCTGCGTTTGTAGGTATTCTTTTTACTGGTTTATCGAAATGAATTGTTATTAATACTGTCAGATTTTCTACATCATCCCATTTTCTTTCTTGCTCCTCTAACAATCTCCACTCACCTCTATTAAGATATTGGTCTTGTAGAATACAATTTAGATATGAGAATGTTTGCTTTAGATTTACCATATTATCAGAAAATGTTGCAGCTGGTGCACCATGTCCTTTATCGTATATGTTAGCCTTATAATCATCCGCATCTGATGTCTTAATACCCTTCTCGGTATAGAAATCCATTGTACCTCTATTAACGTTTGTAGGTCGATTTATTGAACGATACTTAATCCAAAGTGGTTGCTCCAATGATTGTGAATAAAGAGTTTCAAATACATTGTTTTTTACTCTAACTGTGTCTTGTCCGTAAGATGCAATTCCTATTAAAAGTATTGCAATTAAATTAAATAGTTTTTTCATTAAAATCGTGATTTTCATAATAAGTATTAAATATTTTTACCATTTCATCCATTTTTTCGTATGGTAGGTGCTTTGCTGTATTTCTTAATAAAAAGTAATCGCATCCGGATTCCGATTGATGAAATTGTGGTATTCTATTAAAGGTGGTTTCTATGTATTTTATAATATTTCTGTTTAAATCGTTCTGAAACCCATCTATATTTTTAAAAGTACCATTTGTTGGATGCCCCATATTAGCCAATTCATCAATTACCTCCGAAGTTGCTATGTAGTACATATCCTCAAATAAAAATATTGACCTTTTATTTTCATTTTTTTGTAACAGATTGATGTGCTCTCTTAAAAATACATCCATTCTAAAACAAAGGTCCCCTCTAACTTTTAAAACGTAATCGTATTTAAATCGATTTTCTTTTTCGTAATCTTTTTTTAGTTCATTGACTTTCCAAAAAGAATACATCCAATGCGTACCTGAAAATTCTTTGGTATCTTCTACTTCTTTTCTAAATTTTAAAAACGGTGTAATTTCGTGCTTTACAGGTTTGTATATTTCTAAAAATTGATTTAGGTATTCCTCTTTCAATTTTATAGCATCCCAATCGAATGTTGGTGAGTGTGACCCGTGATAATCATTTCTTTTATATGTGGTAATATCCCAAGTATGTACAAAAAAATCACAATTAGGTAAATACTCTCCTAAAAAATTAAATATACTTTTGGAAGTTTCAACACCGGTTCTTAATTGTCCACCAAATATAACCGCAATTTTTAAATCACTCATCAACCTTTTTATTTAATTGTTTCAATAAGTAAATATACAATCCAAAAAAAGATGCCGCAATACAATACATAACGAAGTTCGCTCTCCATAAACTTCCTGTCAGTAATATCAGGGAATATTGAGCGGCATCGAACCCAAAAGGATTGAAGAAAAGAGCTAGGAACAAGCTCAAGTCTTTGTATAGCATCATCCTTTTGCTTTTTTGCGATATTGTTTCTCTTATTTTGTTTATCACCGTCGTCCATGTGTGTTAGTTTCATTAACAATCGGCATAACCTTTAAGATAAATATAAATTATAAAATTAATCTACTACCAATTAATACATTGTGTAAGAATGGTGAACCAGGTGCTGTGTTTAAGTTTGCTTTGTAGTTTATGCTGAATCCAAATCTTTTACTTATTTTGTAATCTATTGATGTTCCTAATAGAAATCCTGCGTGTCTATTTACCATTGTCATTTTTGTATCCGCATTGTAAGATATGGGGGATACCATCATAAATACTTGTGGTGATAGTGTAAGTTTTTTACTATATGGATATGGTTTAGTCCAAAATCCTACAGCTGATGTTACTAAATTATAATCAAATCCTGTATTTGTTGCATTTCTTAATATCAAATTGATTGCTCCCAAATTATATCCATATGTTCCCCATTTTGGATGCGGTCTAACGTAGGTATAGGATAGTAAATTCATAAAGTTACCATCCAAATATGCAAACGTAGTTCCATATGAGTGTATTGCTTTTAATGAACCTTCTTCAAATTCCATTTTGGTATATCCACCACTCAATGCAAATTGCTTTAGGTTACTCCATATCATTGCGTTTGCCGAAAATGTTTCATCACCCGCCATACTTGCTCTACTCCAACCCAATCCGATAATCATATTTAATCTCCTATCAGGGTTTTGTGCTGCTGTTAAGTCCGAAGCAAACATCATTGGATTTAGATTTCCACTTTTTTTCTTTTCTTCTTTCTTCTCTTCCTTTTTTTCCTCTTTCTTTTCTTCTTTTTTCTCATCGGATTTTTTTTCTTCTGATTTAGACTCTTCCTTTTTTTCTTCACTCTTGCTTTCCGATTTAGATTCTTCTTTAGATTCAGATTTACTTTCTGATTTAGTTTCAGATTTAGATTCCGTTTTAGTTTCAGTCTTTGTTTCTGTTTTACTTTCCGAAGATGAAGAACTACCCCCACTTTGTGATGAAGATGATGAAGAACTACCCCCACTTTGTGACGTACCACTACTTGCAGGTGGTGCCGATGATGTTGGTGGTGGGGTTGATGCTCCTGCACTACTACTTGCAGCTGTACTTGCAGATGAAGATGCTGCCGATGATGCTGAACTACTTGCTGCAGATGAAGCAGCTGAACTTGCAGCCTGTGATGCGGCTGAACTTGCTGCTTGTGATACTGTGTTTTGAACTGTCTGTTGAACTACTTGGTTAGTAGGACATGCTAATGTAGAATATTGTGCATAGACGGTATTTAACCATGCTTGCACCGTTCCATTTGCTACTTCTGTTGGTGTGAATGTTCTGACTTGATTATAAAAAGATATTACCGCATTTCCGTTTATATAAGTTGTGGTAACTATCTTTACTTCCCCCGTACATTTATCTACATACGATTGAGTATAGGTTTGTCCGTTAGCTTGAAAAGCAAACAATAATCCTATAGCAAGACCGATTAACCATTTTTTCATTACCTTTTACGTGGTTCAAATTTTCTAATAGGTGTCGATGGTTGTGGTCTTTTTGGTTGTATTACAATAGGTCTTTGTCTTTGTATAATAATTGGATTATAAAATGGAGTATTCCAACCATAATTAAAAAATAATGGGGATGGAACGTATAAGTCATCATATATTACCCTCTGTCTCTTTATTGTAGAATCTTTTGGGTCAACATAGACATATCTAACCGGTGCACAAGCCGATAAAAATAATAAAATTATAAAAATTAATTTTTTCATATTTGACACATTTTTAAAAATTCATCTTTATCAAATATAACATCTTCATTTCTGAATTTTGCCATCATTGCTACTGCTATATCTTTTCTATTATCTTTGTCTTTTACCATTTTAATTATTTCCGCAACACCTACTACCATATCTCTATCATTTGAGTGGTCTGGACTTGCTTCTTTAATTAAACTACTTAACTTTATCATTATTTTGTAAATATTCCTTTCTTAATCATTCTATCCAAAATTCTAGCACATGCAATATCCAATGCTTTCTTTGTTGCAATTGAAATAGTTGATTGATTGAATTTAACTTCATCAACAGTTGCATCTGATAAGAATGTTAATTCCCTTGTAGTTTTTGCTTCACCCAAACCACTTGCTCCGAATACTACTCCAGTTTCTGCATCCGTAAATCTAACCTGTAAACCGATACGGGTTACCATCATATTCTTAACACCATCTTTAAGGTTTATGGTTTCATCTTCCGATACTGAATAATCGTAACACTCAATTGTTACAAAATATTTAGCCAAATTGATTTTACCTCTACCTTCGATTTTGTTTTCAGAAATACCAGCATTTGATGCTTTAAATTGTTGCACCATTCTATTCTTAATTTCTGTTTTATCTTCGGTAAATTTAAAACGATTGAGGTTTTCCAAATATTCCATTGAGATATTAGCTACACCCAAACCTACTCTCTTTTCTTTTAGTTCTGGATACATTTCATACATCTCATCAGAAATACCACATTTTAAGATTTGAATAGGAATTTGAGGTCCTTCATAATCTAAAAAGTTAGAAATATCGATTGCGGTTTCAAATGATGCTTTATATTGTTCAGTTTTTGTGCTTCCCACAGTTTGGGCAACCACAGCATTGCTTAACAAAAAGCCAACGAATAATACGAATAATTTTTTCATACATAAATCTTTTACTATAAATATAAAAAAAGGGAGTTTAGATACTCCCTTTCGTTTATCCTAATTCTTCTTCATCCGGTTTATTTCCCTTCTTTGCGTTGATAAATTTATCAACTGAAGCGATACCAAATGCACCTAATGTGATTACCATAAATCCATCAAATACAAATTCGTGGATTGGCATTTCTCTACCCATTACACCTGTTACGATGTCTACTGAAAGGGTAACAACCATCATTAAAAATGCTCCGAAACCAACTACTGATTTTTCGTTGATTGTGTTGTTGTCATTAAATAAATCTTTCCAAAATCCCATAGCTTTTAGTTTTAATTGTTATTAACTATGTAACCTTTAGCCTACCATTTCAGCGGCTTCATCTTTTATCTTACCACACTTCAAACATTCCAAATCACCATCGTTATCGGAATCGCCCCAAATGTGTTCACATTGTCTATGTGCAAAATATACATCTATCTTACCATCACCATCAAAGTCAATACCATCCATTTGTCCATCACCATCTTCATCTACCTCAACACCAGTTCTTGGTTGTGATTTAGGTTTTGTATCAACTACGTCAGCTTGAACCTTATTTTCAGTATATGAAACATCAGTTGGTTTGTTAGCTTCGATTAAGTTGATTTCATGTGCGTGATTTGCAGCTTGTACAAACGCGTCTGGAATAAGTGGTGTTACAGGTTTGTTACTTTCTTTCATATCGTTTGTATGTGAAAGAGATACACCATCTTCCTCATCCATTTTCTGAACTAACATCTTATCCTTATCGGTATCACTAAACCAATAGTCGATGATTTTACCATAAGAACCAATAAATGCACCTAATAAAAGGAGTAATAATTCTTTCCATTCACCTGCTATTGGAGTTTGTAAACCAATTGCTGCGAACATACCTGCCATAATAAACATAAATCCACCCAATACCAATGCGGTAATGAACCATCTACGTTTCATCATGTTGGCCAATAATTCTCTAAAGCCTGATTGTTGTTCTGCCATTTTATTTATAATTTTTCAAAACTTCGTTATTCAATTTTATACGCTTAGCCGTTTTCCTGCCAGCTTTTATACTGCGTGAGTTGTAATGTTTCTTTTTAGAGCGTGCCATACCTTACCATTCAGCAGGTTTCTCTTTAAACTCATCACCATCTTTCTTCTTAACAGGTGCTGCTGCAGGTGCTGCTTGCTTCTCAATCACTTTCTCTTTAATTACGGTAGTTCCACCTGCCGCTTGAGATTGTTGGTTTGAGTTTGTAATGTTAATTACGGGTGCAGCTGCCGGGGCAGGTGCTGGTTCATCACCACCGCCTGTGATTTGAGTGACACCCCAAGTTCCTAATCCCATTACTGCAGTTGTAACGACACCGATAACAGTCTTTTTAAGACCCGACCAAGTACCGTCATTTGATTGTTCTAATTCTTCTGACATAATTGTTTATTTTATTGTTTATTAAAATCTGTTATTCCTAATTGAACACCATTTCTATCATATAATCCAATTCTATATGCCGATACAGGCAATGCTGCGGTATATACTTTATATTCACAGTTTGTGATGTTTCGACTTTTACATTCATTGCTACTTCGGATGTCACAAATGGTGATTGTAATTTTATACCAACAGAATTTTCAATCTTCAAACTGTTATCCACAGGTTTTGGAAGTTCTGGTATAAATGGAGTTTTTCTACATCCTACTATAACCATTATTGTCAAAAATAATATTAATTTTTTCATTTCACAGTAATTAAAGTTTTTTTAATTTGTTGGTTATTCTCATTAACTAAATATAAATATAAACTTTTTTGATTGAAACTATTTGTGTATATTTTTTTTACGTTATTTCCTGATGTTCCGATGAATTTTTCCCTACTAATTACTTTATTTGCTGTAGAATCAAATAAAACTAAAAAATATTTTCCATCAGTTTCCAATTTAAACTCTATATCTTGTCCGTTTTCTATAACAGCAGAATTTTGCTCAAATATATTTTTATTAGTTTCTGGTTGTGGGACTACATCTAGTTTTCTACATCCTACAATAAACAAAATTAATATTAAAATTATTCTTTTCATTATAATATTCTTGTGTTTACAATTATTCCATTCTTATCTACAACTTCTATATTATCAATACTAATTAATCCCAAAATACCTTTTAGGTTTTGATTTGCTTTAAATACAATTCTGTAAGTTGCATTTGATATTGAACTACCATCAGTATTCAATGAACCAATATTTACAAAGTTTCCTCTATTTGTTGCAAAGTTTGATGGTGAACCATTTGTGTTTATATCTGTTTTTGTATATGAAATGATTTTGTTATCGTAGTTTATTCTTAATTGAGTTCCTGCAATAGTTTGTAATGTGGGTTTAAATTGTATAGTTTACATCCCCTTTCCAAAATGTATTAAGTGTAAATGCGTTTAATAATTGAGTAGAACTTAATGTTAAACTTCCATAAGTATCTGATGTTGTATTTGGATAAGTTTGCCAATTGGTTTTAGTTACAGCATCGTAATCTGATTTTGGAAGTATCTTCATAAATGATTGAAGATTATTTGCGGAAAGTAATGATTCTTGTCCTAAAAGATGTCTTAATAATTTGAAACAATCTGCTTCATTAAACTGTCCATCTTCGTTTACATCTGCATTCATAAATTGGATACCAGAACCAAATTGAGTTCCGCTACCCGGTCCAAATATACCACCACCATCTGAAAACTCTTTGAATGCAAGATAAACATCTGATACCGTCACTATTCTATCTAACATAGAAGTTATTGTATCCGCTATTGGATTTTGAAATTGAACTCTTTGTGGTTTATAAGCAAGAGATTGTGCAAAACTAAATTCAGCACTCAATCCCCAAAAGAAACTAGCTCTTCTTATGTTAGCACCAAATGATGAACCTGCGAAATTAAATTGTGTTGGTGTGTAAATCCAATATGCTGCCCAAGTCCCATCATGAAACGCCTGTACCTGTAAATTCTCTTTTATCAATTAGTATTTGGTATCTTTGATTTGATGGTTCATAATCATATACCACGCACCATTCAACTTGTCCGCCGGATGTGGTTGCTCTGAATGTGCCATTTCCTATTCTAACCGTATCAGATTGACTACTCATATCTGCTCTACCAATATTGTTTAATGCTGTATAGTTTTGTGAAAAAGGTGTCCATACATTATTAGATTGTGATTGAGTACGAATTGAGAAACGAGATGCGGTAAGATTAGTAAAGTTAAAAGTATATTGAACTCTAAATATATCTCCGTTTGAATGAATTACACTATTAGAATAAAATTCAGTAAATGTTTGGTTATCAGGATTAGTCCAAGTTCCAAATTCAACTACATACGCACAACTAAAATTATTTGGTAAATCGTTCCATTGAGAACCACCACCCCATTTAGTTACTGCGTAATCTTCGTTACCACTATTGTTTGGTTCACCAGGTGCCCAGTTGTTATATTGGCCTTGTATATTTCCAGCGGTTTGTCCATTTGATGTTTTAATCAAAGTTCCTGCTTCGGGTCCTGCATCAATTCTCCATTGTGCCTCAACTATTTCATCGGTTAATGCAAACCAAATACTAGCTTGCGGAACATTTGCAAATATAAAAGCATCTTCATCGGATGAAGTAATTGTTACCAAATATCCTTGCTGTCCTTTGAAAGTTTGTTGTGATGAAAGTAGTTTAGCATTTGAATATGTTGCACCAGTTGATATTGGTCTATAAAAGTGTCCATTTGAAGGATTATAAAAATAATCAGTTGGATTAACAGTTGCTGATACTGATATTTGTATGTTACCGGCTGTGGCGTTTGTATTTACTTTTAGTGTTGCTAGTGCGGCATTTATATTTGCCATTGTACCCGTAAATGCTAAACGAGTTTTATTACCGGTCATTGTATAACCACTTGCAGGTGTTAATCCTGTTGTAGTTGATAAATAAAATGTTGTTCCAGTTGGAGCTTGTGGTAATCCAATAGCACAAAGAAGTGTTGCTGTTGAACTAAACCCATTTAGGGAAAATCCACTTGCATCTTGGTTAGGGGTATTAATAGCAAACGATTTGGGTTCGGGCGCCGTTACTGACTGCCCAAACCCAAAAAATGATATAAGTAAGAATAATGTAACTAATAACGTTCTCATATTATTCTATTGTTAGTTCAACTTTGTTTCCGGCACCATCAACTGCATCTGCCAATACAAAGAAGAATAAACCTGCGGTATTAGTCAATGCTACCTTTGGTGCGAATATTAATTTATAAGGTGTTCCTGTTTTAATTCTAGCCGTTTTTAATTGGTCAATAGAACCAAATGTTAATCTACCATTATCATGTGTTGAGAAGTTAGTAATTGTTGAACCTGCATCGAATATTACATTCTCTAAAGTTAGTTTTGTAGAATCGTAATTCATTACAACTTGCAAACCTGCCAAACCTTCTTTTGTTAAACTGCCTGTCAATACAACTTTACCATTTTCCAATTTGGAAACAACTGATAATTTTGCAGTCTCTGCTGTTTTGTTTTGGTATACATTACTCATATTAGAAGTCATTGCCATAGTTTGTATTGTTGCAATATCAGAAGTACCAGGGTTTGCTTTATTTGTGAAATTTCCGGCGTTGATACTTGCTACGATAGCATCAGGTGAAGATGAATGCGACCAATCCAAATCACCACCCCATGCAAATACCGCATCTACGGTTTGAGCAGGTGTTGTTACATATACTCTATGTTTTGCTACACCATCCAACCAACTCTGATTTAATAAACCCGAATGCCATTTGTAGTTTACTGCTCCATTAACAGGTGCTGCATTTGTTGGTATCCATGCTTTTGCGGATACATCTTGTCCCATTACATAAGCGAATGAGTAATAAGAATCACTTTCACTAAATACAGTTTTATCCTTCGTAATTAAACCAATTTTCTTTTCTAAAACAGGTCTTGTGAAATATGTAGGGTTACCATTAATATCGGTTTGTGAAATTGCAAGGAATGATTTATATGCATCCGATACTGTCACAATATTATTCATCCACGTTTGCTGTATTGCTCCACCAATCCATACACCCAAACTATCACCAACTTTAACACCCGTTGTGAATAGTGCTTCACCGCTACCATCCAATGCTCTACTTGCTATAGCGGGTTTTGTCCAATCTATTTCACCACTACCATCCGATTTAAGTTGCATCAATTGAGCCTGATGTGCTGTAATATTATATCCTTGTGGGAAAAGAACTCTTACTTTGAAAAATGATGTGTTTCCACTTACACCCGTTATTGTTGTAGGTCCTGCGGTAGTTTTTACATATGGTATGTTTGCGCCTGTAGCACTGTCTGTTGCGTATGATAGATTTAACTTAAAGATTCCATTGTAAGTGTTTTGGTCTTTAAGAATATACTTCTGTGTTGCTATCACACCATTTACGGATTGGTCTGCTCTTTGAACTGCTAATTGTCCTACATTCCAATCGTTGTTTACTACATATCCCCAAGGTGTAGCTTGATATTGTGCATACAATGAAGTATCACTTATCTGTGCATTTGGATTGAATGAGTAGTTATTCCAACTTGTGTAGTATGTTTGTGATTGAGAACCCTGATTCCATGTTGTTGAAACATAGGTAAGAGCTTTGTTGTTAAAAGAGTATCTCAACCAAAAATATCTTGGTTTAGTTGTTCCCTTATCAACATTGTAAGTTACCGTCAACGTATCACCAACTCTATAAGGACCTGATGATATTGATTGATTTACTATAATTTGGCTATACGAAGAAAGGGATATTAATAATACCCCTATAAAAGTTAAAAATTTTTTCATATTATTTATTTTCAAAAAGTTTAGTTATGAGTTTATCTGCAGCTTTCTTTAATGCATTACTTAATGATGTTTGATTAAACTTTCCACCTTGGTCTACAATAAGTGTAGACATTGAAATTTCAGAAGATGATTCTTCAACCATAACTTCTTTTTCTTTTTTGCCATCTTTGTAAAGGATACCCTTCATTCTGATAACAACTTCTTCCTCATTTTTGTGGAATACAGATACGTTCTTTTTTGTAGTAAGAACATCTAAATATACGATTTGTACTTGTAATTTGTTTGGAGCAGATGGAGTAAGGTCATATCCTTTATCTTGTAGATATTCCTCTAATACATTCTTTACACCAAATTCTAAATTTCTATTTCCTGCTAATTTACCTATCTTTACATTGTTGGTAACACTTTCAACCCAAATGTGTTCATCTGCTTCATACCAAATGTTATCTGGATTATTTTTAAATGTACCATCAATTCTCCATGTAATTTCATTTGCAATTTGTGTTGCAAGATTTTCGTTTCCACTAAATTGAAGGATTACAAAGAAGACTTGGAATAGGAACGCAAGTCCAATAAATGTTAAAAACGGAGCTAATATAAAATATATAGCTCTTTCCTTTAGGCTTAATGCCAGTGCTGTTACTTTTTGTTTCATAGTTGGTTATTCTCATACATAAATATAAGATTATAACCAAAACTACCTATAACTTTTAATTTTCTTTTCTACTGAATGTGTGATGTATAGGTGTCCATAAACAATATACACCAACTGCCTCTAAAAAATTCAATTTAACAGGCAAATTTAATAATTGCGTAACATACGATAATGCTAAACCAATCACACAAGTAACAATTAAAATGTTTCCTAATATTTTAATTTTTTCCATTTGATAATTTTTTTAAAATTGTTTTATACACAAATTCATTTCCTTTTTTATTTAAATGATTTGCGTTTCCCTTTGAAGATAAGAAAATTTCTTCAAATTTCAAAACATTTTTTGGATAAAAACTATTAAAGAAAGTAATATGAAGTGCGTTTGGTACTAAATTATAAATCTCTTTATATATCAAATCATTTACAAAACAAAAATACTCTGGGTGAAATATACTTCCATAAAAATCCGTTGCCGTTTTCATAATCGGATTATGGGTATGTTCCTTTACATCTGAATAAATTATGTCGCAATTGTTATGTAACAAATCACCTTTATGAATTGGATGTTCTACTATTGGTATTCTATATGCTGATGTGTGTGAAACAATTATGTGGTCGAATTTAGATACATCGACATTATCTAATTGTTTATAAATTTTATATTCACTTACTCCCGCCTCTGCAACATTTGTTACATCAAAATCGGATTGTAACATATTAACCCAACCACAAACATCTTTATATTTTTTTGTCCAATCTGCTGCGAAGCTATCACCAGCTATTAGTATTTTCTTTTTCATTAATATGATTTATAACAATTTCTGCAACCAATTTATTTCCTTTTAATCCGGTATGAATATCTGAATACATAAAATCTTTCATAGGATGCTCATCACACACCCTCAATTCATTTTCTACAACCCAATCATGAACTACATAATTGTTTGAATTTTTTTTTGTTGGAAATTTTACAATATATCTGTTAATCCAATCGTATTTTTCAAAATCAATTTCACCATGCCAAACCAAAACAATTATTTTTTTACTAACTAACTCATCTATTTTCTTTTTTAACAAATTCATAACTTCATTTATAAATTCTTCAGGATTATAATTGGCTAACCATTCTAATATTTTACTTCTTAATTCCGGTCTATCATTTTTTCCATTTGTTAAAAACGCTTCTATTTCATGTGGTGTTTTTGGATATTCTGTATTGTGAAAATATCTATCAAAAAAATTGTATATTCCAGAAAACTCAAAAAATATATAATCTATATTTTCTAAATTCATATTTTCTAACCTATACAAAGATTCAGCAGGCGAACCACCGGCTTCAGCTACATTTATTTCTTTTCTCTGGATGTATTCCGAAACGTATTTTGTCCATCTAACCGATTTTATAAATTCGTTATCTTCTCCAGTTTGATTGTATGGCCACTTTAAACTTTTTGCTCCCGATTCTGTTAGATATTCGGTTTTAAATGTATGTAATCCAACCCCAAATGTATTCGATGAACCCAAAAATAAAACTGATTTATGCGATTCCATTTTCTTTAATGTATTCTAATATTTGTTTTGCCAACATCCTACCACCTCTATCGGTTAGATGATTTGCATTATCTCTTATGAGTGATAGTGGATGTGTATATGTTGAATCGTGATAATTTTCACCAAACATATTTTTATGTTCATTATGAAATTCATCAGTCATACAAACTGCCATTTTATCTTTTAATTCACCACTACCAAAATAATTTTTTGTATCTATAAATTCTAACCATCCTGGTCTTGCACCCAATGTCGAATTAAAAACATTACCCATTGATATAAATAAATGTGGAATACCCCTTTCTTTCATTAAACGATGCAGGATTATTGTATACATTATACAATTATCAGTTCCTTCCGGTTCTAAATGAGAAAATCTATTATAATTTTTATCATTTCCTATAATGGCAGTGTAATACTGCGTTGTATTTAATATAGATGAATATGATTCATCAGTTAATGCTTTTAGATATGCAGTATCCTCTTTAAAAACATCCATAACTTTTGATATTCTCCAGACCTGCGTCCATCCGATTAATACAAAATCAAAATCGTTTCTCAAAAGTGAAAAATATGCTTTTCTAAATATAGCATCATTATTACTACCACCGGCAGCTGCGTTTATCACAATGGGGTCAGGCCCAAAGTGGTCACTCAATTCTGTATTTAGTAAAATATTTGGGTTTTCTAAAAATGAACATCCCCCAACATATAACTTTTTTTGATTAAACATAAACTACTAACTTAATAGATGATAATATTCTTTGAAATGTTTTATTCTATCTGCTAATCCAATCGTTCCACCATTTACTCTTTTAGTAATAGATGTTACTACTGCATCAGTTGCACCACCATCTGCCATCTTATGTAATCCGTTTTTAGAGAAGAACCATGCCGCTGATAATAAAGCGTATTGTGATGCTACCTTATCTGGGTTTGCACAAATATCTTCACCGATTGATTTACCAAATGCAGTATAGTTATCCTTTCCTGTCAATTGGATATATCCACGGCCACGAAATTTGTAACCATCACCACTTGCTTCATCACCATTACCCATACGATTACCATATACTTTGTTTGCAATCTTTTGTGGATTTCTAGCATAAGCTGCTGCTGCCGCCTCTGTTGGGAAGTATTTTTTAAAGATACCATTCAAACCTTTTGCTGAATAGTTTAAGTTCTCTTGTGTTAATCGGAATCCACCACTCTCATGTCCACATTGTGCTAAAAAGTGTGCTAATCTTAATGGAGTGTTAATTTGGAATTTAGCTGCCGTATCAGGAATCATTGCGATTACTGCATCAGGAATATGACCTTTAAGTTTATCTAATTTCAAACCACCTACAGGTGCAATTGGTGCCACAGGTTGTGGTGCTGGTGCAGGTGCTGCAGAACCAACAATCATTTCCCAAGTTTTAGGCCCAACAATACCATCTGCAGTTAATCCATGTTTTCTTTGGAATTCTTTTACTGCTTCTTCGGTTTTTGGTCCAAAGTTAGTTACTGCCGGAGAGATTCCTAATTTCTCCTGCATCAATTTTACATTCTCGTTATTATCTCCTCTTTTAAGTAGCATGATTATAATTTTAATAGTTTGATATTACTTTACTATAAATACTATCTGAAATTATTTTATGTCCATCTAATGTCAAATGAACATCACCTTTATTTAGATTTTTTTCTGCAAAATAGTTTTCAATTGTGAATAACGGATATTTTTTAACCAAGTCATCGGTTGAATTAAATTCTTGATTATCATATTTTAATTTTACATGATATTTACTTACTTTATGTTTTAGTAAAGAATCCACCGATTCAATGGGGTAACAAAATATAAATGGGGTTACGCCTAAGCTTTCTAGCTTTTCAAAAAAATCAAAACATTTATCATAGAAGTATGTATAAGAATCTGCGACAATATCTTCATTTTTAACATTTAAGATATTAAAATCTGAAATCATTGTTGAAAAGTCTTGAACAGAAATATACTCCCCATCAGGAGTTTTACAAACAATTGGGTCTCTACTGAATTGTGTTACTTGAAGAATACAAATTTTATATTTTTTTATATTTTCTTCGTGTTGATAAAAGTATTTACACTTTAAAAGAGATTGAAAATTTGCACCACCATTTTTAGATTGTGTGATATATTCTACTCCCAATTTTTTTGCTAATTGCGCTACCCAACGATTCTCTTTTATAAAATTTAATTGACCTTCATCCAATGTTTTTTCTGCATCTGGAAAAGAAGGTCTTACCTCTTTCCAAATTACAGATTCTAAACCTGAAAAAAATTGCAATGATTCTCCCCAAGTAAAAGAACAACCGACTGCAAATATATTATTTTCTTCTGTCTGCATAGTGTTTTCCAAATTTTTTTAAAACCTCATGTGCCATAACTTGTTGTCCTAATACACCAATATGCCCATCGGTTGTAGAAGGGTCTTCATCACACATTCTTGCTTTATATGTGTTATATGAATCTTCTGCTCCTATGTATTGATTATCGAATTTAATAAAATATTCTTTATTCAAAATTTCTATTTCATTTATATTCGGTGAATTTGGTTTTTTCAAACACCAAAATACTATATTTTTTGTAGGTAACAATTGAATTAATTTTTCAAATCTATTTAATTGCCTATGCTCATATGCGGGCAATCCTGCAAAGTAAATTGCAAAATCTACTAGTGTTTCATGCTTTTCTGGTGTTATTTGGTCATCACCAATCATATTAACTTTTATATCTCTACTATCGCCGTATCGGACGATGGTATGTAAAAAATTAAATGATGTAATGTGTGGTATATCAAACCTACTATAATATGCGGCCTGAATGACCACATAGTCTCCTTCTTTTATATTTTTTGCATTATCTAAAATAGCATCCAATATGTAATCATTTGATGCTCCAACTCTTGCGCAGTTTATCAATTCCAATCCCAATTCATCCGATACTATTTCTCCCCAATATCGTTTATCCACATTTTCCAATAGTGTATTTTCATAAAAGGGGTCTTCATCGTTAAACCCATGTCCGTGAGAAAAACTATCACCGAAAATCCATAACCTATTCATAATTATATTCTGTTTTTTATCATATCTACATGACTATATCCTGCTGCGGAAACAACTTTGTACCCCCTATCTTCGTATTTTTTCATTTTGCGAAGTAAACTTTCATCTCTAGCATCGTTGAATGTATCTGATAATTCCCCTACTTTTGTTTTTTTATCACCATTATCTTGTGGGTATGCTAATCTATACAAAGTATGTATATCCCTTTTAGTTGGTTTATCAAAACTTTTAATTGGTGGAAATCCAGCTTCTTTAGCTGCATCTTGTAAAAATTGTCTACCTTTATCGGTTAGATAATCGGCGGGATTCATTGTATCTAATCCCTCACCTTGTCCTACCATATTTGCCCAATTACCTGCCATTACTATTTCATGTGGTAATCCGGTTTTCTTTTCCTGATATTTGTATAATTCCGATTGGTCATTGTGAACATCCAATTCTTCACCATCCCAACTATCATTTGTAAAATTTGGATAATGCTTTTTAAGTTCGTTGTGGATATATTCTTGCTCCGAACCTTTTACATATGTATCATTTTCATCACCACCCTCTCCTAAAAATACAATTTTAGTATCTTTTGGATACATGTTTTTAACATCATCTACTACCTGTTTAGCACCTTCGATGTTATCATGTTCTACACCAAAAATAGTCGAACCTTTTTTAGTTTGGATTGTTCCCATTTCTTCACCTTTGGAAGAAACTCTTTTAGATGGTTTAGTATCTACTTTTTTTTTTCAGATGCTAGCGCTGGATTACCTTGTCCTGCAACTGCTGCTTTCTTTTCTATTCCAATATAATCTGCGTAATCGTTTGCTCTTTTTACCAAAGGTTTAATAGGTTCATCTATTACATTTACCTTCATTGGAATTGGTCTATCTGGATTTTTTGCATTGTATGCTACGATTGCTGCCCATCTGTGGTGCCCATCTAATACATAACCATCATTGGAAACATATATCGGTGCAGTTAATGCCGGATTAGTCGGGTCTTGTTCTAATGCATCATACATTCCTGCTACCTTATCACCAACCATGTTCATTTGAGTTGCTTTCAAACGGTCTGGTGGTACTTCATGTGGCCCATCAACTTTAATACCATCTCTTTGTAAAAGTTGTTTAAAGAATGCCTCACCATCAACTTCACCATCTTTGTTTTTTGGCATTTCAGATGCAGGTGAGCCAGGTCTTGGATTACCTTTAAATTGTGGCATGTCATTTCTATCAATACCTAAATTGCCATCACAATATAAGTTTGTTCCAGGAACAGTCACTTTACATAGATTAAAATATTCAGGCTTTTCACCTTTTGCTTTTGCCTGTTTAACCATATCAACTAGTCCATCTATTTTTGTGGATAGTTCCATTTTTGCTGTAGGTGGAATTTGGTCTAATGTTTTCTTTGTAGTATCAATTCCTGGCATTAGGTTTTTCAATTTCATATCATCTGCTCCTGGTCTTTTGCCAGTAGTTGATTTAGTATCACTACCCTTTTCTGCTGATGATTTGAAATCCGATGCACCCATCTTTTGTGCTGCAGGTGCTTGCTTTTGTTGTTGGGGTGCTTGTTGAGGTACGGCTGGTTTTTCACCTTTTGGTATTTGACCATTATTTGCTGCTTTCGTTTTTTCAACTTCCGCAGGAGTAGGTTTATCGTGTTTCGCCGGGTCCATCTTCTTTACCATATAGACGTTCCCGGTCTTTTTGTTCTTTACGATATCATCTTCCCTTAATAGGTCTTTTAGCTTTATCATCTTAATTACCTCTACCTTGTCCTCTATATTGTTTTGGTCTTGGAGTATGTTTATTGTAACTTTTTTTACCGCCAGGTTGCCCTGTTTTTCTTTTTCCAAATGTTACTTTTCTACTCTCGCCTCTTAACGATTTTGCCATATTTGGTTATTTCTCCGATTTACTTTACTTATTTACTTAGCTGCTT